TCCCATTTAGGTGTTTCACCTCTCGCAATAGATTCTAGGTATTCTACAGGTTTTTTAGAATATACATCAGCCCAACCTAATTCATCGTTCACCCAACCATCAGCAATTGATTTGTCTGTGTGAATTGGTGCTGGGTCATCATACATAATTGTTTGTATAACTGTGTATGTCGCGCCTTTTGGTGTTTTAGCTTTGGTCATTTCAAGGATAATGTCTCTACCTTTTTCAGAGTCAGTCACATCACCTTTTGCACGGAAGATAGGAATTAGTTTGTCTAATATACCTTCGTTTTTATAGTTGTGTTTAAATCTCCAAAATTTTACACCATCTTGTTCGTTGTCACGATCAATTAATTTAACGATGTAAAATTTACGAGGTTTATATTGTTTGGCAAGTTCTTTGTCAGCCTCTTTACCAGTTGCCATTAGTTCTTCATGTACCTCAGAAAGCGGTGAACGTTCATTGTCGTTCTTTCCTGGGTCGTAGAACTTTTGCCATTTACCATCAACTTGGATTTCGTGAAACCACACTTCTTTAAAAGGAGAAGTTCCATCGTTGGTTGGTAAAATTCTTAGTCTTTTTTGTCCTTGTTTTTCATTGTCTTTAAGAAGAGCTGCGAAGTATTTCTTCATTCTCTCATCTTGAGACATTTTGTTAGTGTTAGTACTTGATTTTTGTGATTGCTCGTACTGAGCCAAAATCGCATCTAAGGGATTTGTCGCCATGTTTTTTTAAATTTTTTGATTAGAAAATATTATACACAATAATAAGTGTCAGCCGTGAGTTTGTCAAATAAAGTTTTAATATAATTTTTTAAATCTAGACATATCAGTGTTTTGTGTCATTTCATCATCACCAAAATCTCTAAAACTTTTTTGTATTTCGTTTGGTGAATAACTTTCAACATCATCAGGGGTTATAATATATTGTTCTCTTCCTGATTTTTCAAAATCTTCTTCTTTATCTTCAAAGAATTGACTTAATTTTTGATTAAAAGGACCTGAATCCAATGTTCTTAATTCTAGTTTTTCTTCAGGACTCTTTGTTCTATATTTTTCAATTTTAGTTTCTAATGAATTTAATTTAGAAATTATTTCATCCATTGTACCTAATTTATTTTCCAAATCATTTAAATGACCAAAAAGAGTATCAAAATATTCTTCTTGTTTTTCTTCAACAGATTTTTGACTTTTAACTAAATCAGTAACTTCAATTTCTTCTTTATTACCTTTGTCTTTTTCGTCTCCAATTTTTTCAACATCAGGATCGTTTTCAATATCAACTGGTGTTGGTTCAGTCGCTCCTGTTGGTGCTGCTGGTGGTGGTGCTCCTACACCTGGAGGTGGTGGGGGTAATTCTCCTCCTGGAGGTGGTGGGGGTAATTCTCCTCCTAGAGGTGGTAACTCTCCACCTGGAGGAGGTGGTAACTCTTGTTCAGTTATATAATTATTAATTTGATTATATCTCCTAATTTCTTCAATAATTTTTAAATCAATTTTCATTTTTAAATTATCCGTTTAATAATTGTTTTATACCTGTTGTGGTTTCAACTTGAATTTTTTTGTTGGTTTTCAAAGTATTGTCAACTCTTTCAATTAATCCATCTTTCATTCTTATAGTGTAACATTCACCTGTTTGTAAGTCACAAACTTGTTTAGTTCCATCACCCATATCTCTTTCAGTTGTTTGGGTTTGTCTACCTAAGTAGTTTTCTAGTATATTTTTTACGCTCATATTTTTTGTTTTATTATAAATATTACAAATTAATAAAAAAAATTATCTAATTGTTGTAGAACTATATAAATTATATGCTTCAGTAACGACTTTAGTATAATCAGATAATGTACCATCTTGTACTAATTTATTATAATAAGTTTCACCTTCACTATTGTTATTGAACCCATTAACAATGACAAATTTAGTTACAAAATTTATAATATCAGTTTTATTATTCCTTGATGGTAATGTTTTATAACCATCAAGTCTAGGTCTCCATCTTTCATTTAAGAAATTAACATTCTTAGTTAAATTTCCAAAAATTAAATAAGGTGTATTATTATTAGAACAATAAAATTTATTTTCCGTATATGGTGTTAAGTCTCCCCAATCACTATTTAATGCTAATCCAATAAAATTATATCCATATGCTTGTATTGTTGATTGTACACTCCTGCTTCCAATATAAAGTTTAGCAAATATACAAATAGATAATAAATCTCTATTAGCTTTTAAATTTTCTGGGGTTGGTATTGATAATATTTCAGTAACTATTCTTGTAATTACATCTTGAACAGATACGGTACTTCTTGTTGGTGATTCATTTATGAACTTTTCATATCTACTAATAGTTGGTGTACAAGTTTGACTTCCATTAATTGTATTAGAATTTGTCGCCAATAAACTTTGACCTTGAGTTGATAACCCTAAAATATTTGTAGGATTTTTGGCTGTATCAGCATCCTTTTCTTGAGTGATAACTTCATTAATTTTACTTATTAAATTAGTTTTTAACGCTTGTAAATAATTATCAATTTTAGGTAATGATGCGGTTGGTTGTCTAATGCCTTTTATATCAGTAGAAAAATTACCATCACCAATTTGGTGGTTAACTTCTAATATCATATAAGGTCCACTAAACATTGGTACATTCCTCAAATTAAAATACATTGTTGGTTGGATTAACGCATTCCCTAACATACTAATATCACAAGAATAACTTCTGTTTTTATATAAATTATATAATGAAACATTTTGAGTTGACCCCCCTCGATTTCCACCTTGATTAGCCATCTGATTCAAAATTTCTAAAGATTCTGCCGTAGCCAATCCCGAATTTTGTCCAACGCTAAATGATTTAAATACACCTTGATTTTGAGGTCCAATGTCAACATTGAATCCGACAACTTTATTTGATTTATCCCAATCTTTTTTTCCTGTTAAATCTTCAATTAATGGATTATCACTAGCTCTTCTCAAATCAAATGCGTCATTTCTAAATCTATAGTCAACATTTTTTATATCCAATTGTTCACTTGGTTTACCTCCATAAAAACAAACCATTTTAGCGGATGATTCTCGATAATCAACATTTAAAAATGTACCAAATAATGTATTGGCAAAATCGGCACTTCCATCAACTTTTGGTTTAGGATTTTTGGTAGCCTCTTGAACATTATAAAAATTAACATAAGAAGGTATGTTCATTACAACAAAATTGTTTTCAATTATTATTGTTTGAACAAATGATAACATATTCACTTTTGGTGAAATTGTTGTTAAGGTTTCTCTTAATTTAAAGATATCAATTAGTACTTTATCTCCAATATTTCTACTTGCTCGGTCTAATAAAAGAATATCTTCAAATAATGTTTTATTTTTAAAATCATTACCTGCAATCCATTTATCATTTAATGCTTTAAATGATTCCCATAATTCAACTTTAGGTTGCGGTTCACTTGTTAATTCACTTGATTTAATAGGTTCTATCGTATTATTAACATTTGGTAAATCTTTTTGTAATTTTGGTATTAATATGTCTAATATCTTACCTTGGAAATCCTCAACCCCATTTAAAAATGTTGTCATTCCATTTGAAAAAGCATTGTATCCATTCTTATTCAATGAATTAGGTATTTGGTCATATGTTGGAGAGTCAACTTCCTCTAATCTAATAATAAATTGTGGGTCATTTGGATTGGTTGACGTACTACCGTAAACTCCAATAATAACTTCGTCAATTAATTTTTGAACATCATTAGGTGTACCAACAACATAAGAACCATCAAACAATATTAATCCTTCAACATTTTTATATATCGTTTTTAATTTATTACCTAAACTTAGTACTGAAATTGTATAATAGTTTTTAAGTAAAGCAATCGCAATTGTAGTTGGAGGTGTACTTGGTATAGGTGTTGGTGGACTAATAACATTACTCTGAAATTGATTTAATTTTTGAGTAGCATACATCTTTATAATCTTAGCAAATTGTTGAATATTCAATTCAGTGAATGCTACATTCAAATCAATAAAAAAGTCAGTTATATATGAACCATTATTACTATAAGTTAATTTTGGAATGTCCGAGAATCCAATATAAGTTTCCAATGCTTTCCAAGCAGTTGGGTAGTTTGTTCTTGATGACAATAATGTAACACCCCCACCATTTGTTGGTAAAGCATTAGGTGTTGCTATAGTGTATTTATCCCATTCATACGAATCAACTAATGGTGAATTAGAAAACGAATAAAATAATTTTTTGTCGTAGTTTGATGGATTACCAAATTTGAAATAAACATCGAATTGTATAAACTGATTGATGTAACTATTGAATATTTCAAATTGTTTCGATTGGTATTTAGAAACTATTTCAGTCCCAGTGTTTCCAGTTATGTTTGGTAATTTCATCATTTCTCTCATAAATGATTGGAAATTACGGATATTTTTTTCTGAGACAGTACTACTATCTTGGTTTGTTTGATTTTGTGTTATATTAATAATTTCTAAAGACCCAATACTATCATCCGTATCGTATGCTGATTTTGAGAATTTTAAAAATTCAGTTTCAAATCCATCCAATACTGATTTTTCAAAGACAGATAAAATCTCATCCATTTTTGTATAAGCAGACACCCCATTCAATGAAAAATTTTCTTGATTTATTCTATCTGAAAATATTTTTTTAATATATTCACTTGGTGAAGGTTTGTTAATTTTAGTATTGTCATAGTACCCATAATTTGGTGCTGTCCAAAATAATCTAACAGAACCATTGTGCATTGATGTATTACCAGTTAATTGAATTTTTAAATCATTATCTTTAAACGTTTCATACTTAGTTTGATTTAATAAAGACCCATGTGATGGTATTAAATATGCAAACTTCTTATCTAAGGTATTAATGGTTAAAGACCAAGGAATAACCCTAACACTTTTAGTTTGATTAGGATTAGTCCAATCAATAATTGAGTCCTTAACATAGTTTAATGTTAAACCAGATAAAAATGAATCATTAATACTCGCACTAGTAAATCCACCAAAAGGAACATTAGTCACACTAAATAATGCAGTTGTTGTTGTTTGTGATATATTAATTTCATAATCACCAGTTCCACCTGTAGCACCATTTAAAAATGAAACTATAGTTGTGTTTGGTAATAGATTTAATCCAGCAAGTACATTTCCTACTTGTAGTAAACCCCCATTAATTTGATTTATAGTTAATGTAGTTCCATTAATTGTACAAGCTCCATTAACTTGGGTATTAGTTTTTATGATTTCAAATCCTTGTAAAAATAAATTAAAGTCATTAATTAATTTAGGATAAAAACCTGTGTTTATAATAACTGATGTCTGTGAACCTAAAACATTTATATCCTCCAATATAATATCAATATTAGAACCTTCATATGTCAAACTATATGTTTTAGTTAAAGCTGAAGTACCTGGGTCGTAATTGGTTAAACTATCAAAGTTTTTCCAAGAATCATTTAAAATATCAATACCAGTCTCAGTATACTTTTTATACCTATGCCAAATTGAACCCATCTTTAATACCCAAGAGTAAGGCATCTTATGTACTGCACCAAATTTTTTAAGTGATGCGAAAATATAATTTAAGTCTTCAGATTGACTATTTGTATGTGATTTAAATTTTTCTCTTAAAGTTGATAAGGGTAAACTATTTAAAAACAAATATGCCGCAGAAACAAATGGATACTTATCATATTCCCTAAATTTTTTAACACCTTCTTGTATAGCATTAATAAAATATGGAGTATTCAAAATAGATGTAGTTTGCTCCGAATTAACAAAACCACTATAATTTTTATATCTTAAATTTCCTTCAGTTATTATCTGTTTATCAAATGTATTAATTCTATTTTCATAAAATGTTTTTAAATTAATACTTTGATTTTGTCCAATAGGTTGTGGTTCTTGAGGTGACTTTGTAATAAAATTAGTATATGGTCTAATTTTATCTGTACTAGTTGTATCACTAAAATTAGTTATAGTCTTTCTACTTTGACTATAATTCAATACTTTTCTAGTATCAAAACTTGACTTAATATCAGATATTGAATTACCATCAGACAAATTTAATTTTACCCATTCTAGATTAGTAAATGGAAATGTGTCACTATAATCAATTGTATTTGAATCCGTTGTACTAGTAATGTAATTAATTAGTTTATCCTCGCCTGTTATTGAAACTTGTGGTTGTGATAATCTACTATTGAAAACCGAAGGTGATATAAATTCAAATTGACTATTTTCAACTATATTTTTTATATATTTCGTATTAAAAATACCACGTATATAGTTTTGCCAACTAATGCCAGTTCCTCCATTTGAGAATTGTTTTAGTATTGTTGTTATATTACTTGAATTAATTCCATAATTTTTAAGTTTCTGAATAATAAAAGGATTATTATTAGATAAACTATTAACAATATTAATTTTTTCAGTCTCAGCTAAAATTTCAGTTATTTGACCAACATATGAATTTGAAAGATATGCTCTTGATAATTTTGAATAATTTGAAATGAATATTAATCTTTCATATATTTCATAAAAATATTTAACTTCTTCTTTATTACTAAATAATTGATTTGTAACTGGGAATTCTATCGCATTAAAAGTTACTCTATTAATATCATATAACTCATTTTGTGTTGGTCCTAGTTCTTTCTTAGGATTAGTTCTTTGAACGTATCCTTTAATGAACTCCTCAACAAATTCAATTTCAGGCCAAGCGACATAATCGTCACCTTTTGTTATTTTAATTAACGAATTATCACCAGGGTATCTTATTTCATATTTCTCTTGACCTTTATCTCCATTGGTCGCCAAGATGACTTGAGGCCAAGGATAAACTGGGTTATTTGAATTGTCCCCAGAATTTAAATT